CGTTGGGCTAAAGTTTCCTTCCTTGTGTATGACCAGCCTTTTAAAATATTGTTTGCAAGTATGCCGTCTTGGACAGCTACGCCTAACGCTGTGCGAAGGGGTGATAATATATTCTTGATACGCTTATTGGTGCAATCCAAGGTTGATAGCCACTCGCGCACCTCTTTTGTGCCGAGCATCTCAACGCTGTGATCGCCAAGTGCTGGAATTAACTGAGACATTACTATTTTTTTATAACCATCATAGGTTGAAGATGCAATATTAGATCGGTGCTGTTTTAGCCATGCCCGTAAAAACTCTTCTACTGACTGACATTCAGGCTCTTCTTTTTTAAAGGCATGGGTTGAGTTTGGGAAGACTGCCGCATAATCAAATATGCCTAAACTGATCTCATGGATAATTGATGATCGGTGGTTAGCCGCCCGTTTTAGATTAGAGGCCGTAGGTTTGAGGTGGATTGTTTCACGGCAACGGATGCCTTGGAACGTAAACGCGATCTGGATTGACGATTGGCTTCTCGCTTTGACTCCTGTGTACTTTCTGACCATTTCTCAAACCCCGATATGCTTATTATATAGTGACCATCAGGGGCGCGGAAAAACTCCTTACCCTCAGTAAATACCCCGTTCTGACATTTTTTATAGATACCATCATAGCCATAGCCAGACAGCTCACAGAACTTTTTGATCAACACGCGATCTAGCATACCTTACTCCCTACAATCCCATTCTTCAACGACACAACTAGGCGACACAAAGCTACGCCCTAAATTTGATGGCTCTGGTATGGCCTTACGCGCCCACTTAACTAGCTGACCACGCCTGTTCAACTCGTCTATCAAGTCCTGGTCGCTAACCATAGTGATTGGCACTGGCACTTCAATTGTTACGTTAGTATTCATTTTTCACCTTCATAAAATATACGATCTAGTGACATTGGTGCAGATTTGTAACCATTATTCATATTTCCATTAAGGGGTGGCCTAAATGTATGTATGTATAAAGATTCAAGCCTGTCCAGAATATGGAGTTCACAAGGAACCCATGCGATAGAGTCAAAGTCTTTAATATGTTGGTGGGTTGATATTCGGCTATATACCGAAGTCGATTGACCAACGTAAACTACAGACTTATTCTTAATAAGAAAATATACGCCTACTGCTTTGTCCCAGGGCTGGCATCCATCCACGACCTCACTCTCAGTGAGCATGGTTTTGTTTGTTAATTTTGCAGACAAATTTCCAAGTATAATTTCCCTTTCCAATTCATCTCGTTCTTCTTTAAGCTCTGCAATTCTAATTTCTACAACGTCTTTTCTAATAAGCTGTAGCCTTAACTCTTCTGCTTTAATTTGTTTATTGCGAAGCCTGGTTGCAGCACTTTTTTGAACGATGGCTATTTTTTCTTCTGGCGTTTTTGTTTTGTAATGATTCAAAATTATACAAGCCCCTGGTGCATTTGATCGTCACTCAAGGCTTCTGGATGATGCCAAGTAAAATCTTCATGCTCTACTGGCATATTGCAGTCAGAGCAATATCTGTCATCTACAAACGAAAGGGCAGCATCAATAGCATCGTGTGCTTTTTGGTGGTATTCACCCCGGTATATTTCGTTGCTGTATTCATCTAGCACTATTGGTAGATAGCCAATTCCATCTACCTTTTTAATTATGAAGTCCATAAAACCTCCGTCAAAATGGAATGTCGTCAAGGTTGCCATGCTTATCGACAGGGCCGTATCCAATGTCATTAGTGTTCGGGCCTTTGTCAAAATCATGCATAGCTGCTTTAGCCGCAACTGCATTTTGAGCCTGCTGCTGCTGATGAGATTGCTGTGGTGGTTGGACATGAGGTTGGGTGTCTTTAATGGTGACGCTTAGACTCAATGCTGGCCCCTTTGGGTTGGCATCTGCTTTGCGCTTCCACCCACTTAAAAAGTAGTCCTTACCATCGACTAAAATAGAGCCAGTAAAATCTGGCTGTGTGTCTTTCGTTTTGGGGTTCATCCATATTGCACCGCGATTGTTATTATCGTACTGACTCATTTTCATTCTCCAGTTATTTTAAAAAGTTAGATCCATGTGACCTTCATTTACTACATCTAAAAACTTCAATAGCTTTGCTCTGCACTCGTCAATGTCATCAAAGTCGTCCCTGGTGACTGTCTTAACGAATAGTGGGCGTTCATAATTTCGATCATCGAAGCTGGCAAATACCCAATACTTAACATCGTCTGACATGATGAATGGGGCTTTTACTTGGTGCAGATATTCCTTGGGTATCTCATTTTTCATAAGATACTCAACGTGTTTTTTTGAGTTAGGACATTTAGTTTCAATACCGCCAACTATCACGCCATCTTCTTCTACAATGCCATCTGGTGAGATTGAGAAGCGTGGGTATGCGTCATTAAGAAGCAAGCCTGTCTCAGTAAACTGGATGCCTGTCTCATCTTGTGTGGCCCGTATAGCGAATGGCTCAAGCTCATTACCTCTGTCGATTGCAGGGGTGCTTAGATCGCTCATTTGAACCTCTGTCATGCGGTCTGCAATCAACGAGTACATCAATGTCTTTTGGACTGCTGGGGTTCCCAGTGCGCTACTGAGGCTAGTGCCAGTAACATTGCCATGCCTAGCTTTAAGCCAATCCAAAGACTTCTGCTCCATATCAACCTTATACATTAGACGCTCCTATCTTGTTTTTCATAGTGTCTTTATGCTCAGTCAAACGAGCCTTTAAATGTTTCGGTATTGAAGTAAACGCCTGCTTTAATTCTTGCATTGTGGTGCAATTACTTAGGCTGTTTACATATTGGTCAATGTTTTCATTGGTGTCAGGTATTGCTGCTCTGACGCGCAAAGCCATTACTTCATCGCCAAATGCTTTTACCATCATTGCGTATAATTGAATGCTCTGGCCTTTCCAGTGGTGGTAGCTAGGGCCGTACAAAGAGGCAATGGTTTTTACATTGGTAATATTCATCACCATAGGTGGAGCATTAATAAAAGTGATTACTGGCACTTCTTCATTTTGCCCACTTTGATTTCTAATGCTTTGCATTTCGACATGATCGATTGTGGCGACCAGTTCCTCACCCTCATTAAGATTGTGCGAACCAAGCAACATAGTCTTGTTTGGAAATAGGTTTTTCCAATGCGTAGTTTGGCTTGGCTCATACACAATACTGGGGTTGATTGTTGCTACATTATTCATATCTGTACTCCCGCTAAAATTAATACGATGACAAACAACCAGGCATGGACCGCTGGCCTATTCATCATCTTCAAAAACCTCGCAATGCTCGTAGCACCCTGCACAAATCCCCTCACCATCATTCTCATTCAAGACTTCATCACCGCAGCACGATGATGTTTCCTCGTTCATAAGTAGTCCTTGACGATGTTGTTTTTATAAAAGTCTGCGCCAGCTTCATTCATCAACCTGACCAGCTTCATCCAGTTCTGTGCGGCTTCTATCATGGTGGTGCTTGAATCACCCTTTAATGCTTCCATTTGGATCGCGTCAAAGGCTGGCTGGCGAGTGGAAAAGACAATCTCTTCCATAAGGTGTGAGGCATCAACAGTGCCGATAGGAGTTGTAAATTCACCCTCTGCGGTGAACTCTGAAATGAAGTCTGAAAGATCAGGCGTTTCTATCGATGGGCCATTGCCATTAACGTGATCTGCTAAGTTTTTAAAAAAAACAGACTCGGCTCCAGTCTCTATTGCTTCAAGATTCATTGTTTTAAATAAACTCATATTCCTGCTCCGTTATTACTTAATATGGTTAAATAATACACCATGTAATAAAATCATGCAACAACAGGGAGTAAAAAAGACTGTAAATTAATACATATTGTATTTTATTTGACAAGGAAGTGTTGGAGTATCTTGCTTGTATGTATTATTACACACTAAATTTTAAGCAAAAAAAATCCCCATAAAGGAGAGTCGTTTTATAATAGTTAAATTATTTACTAGGTGGGCCTTGAGGACACTGCTCGTTTAAATTATTGCCAAAGTTCGTTTTCATAAACTCAAGCATTAAACCCATTGGGCCATGCTTGGGTCTGGTGTTAGATGAGTGGTTGGTGTGAATCA